AGATGAGTTTGAAGAAGATATTGACGAAGATGAGGATAAATAGTAAAGTAAATTATGGCTAAAGATATTAAATTATATAAAGATGGGCAAGAAGTTATTATTAACGAAACTCAACTTGATAATTTTATCAAACTTGGATATAAGCAAGAACAAGAAAAAAAGTTAAAACCAAAAAAGGACAATAAAAAATGGCAACACATCACGGAAAAGAAGGAGTAGTCAAAGCGGGTGGAACTGCAGTTGGCGAATTGACTTCATTTACGATTGAAACAACAGGGGACGTAGTTGAAGATACTCAATTAAGTGACGCAACGAAAAGTTTTGTAGCTGGAAGAACATCTTTTTCAGGTAGTTTAGAAATGCACTACGATGAATCAGATTCACCACAAGAAACTTTATCTGCTGGAAGTTCTATATCATTTGTTTTATTACCTGAGGGTGATACATCAGGCGATCAATCTTTCACAGGAACAGGTATCGTTACAGGTATGAGTATTAACAATGCTATGGACGCAGTAGTTTCTAGAAGTATAACTTTTCAAGGAACAGGGGCATTAGCTAAATCTACAGTATAATCCTAGTTTATGAAAGTTATTGATAGAGCAAAGTCTCATTTTGAAAGTTTAGGCGTACAGAATGTATCTGTGCCTGAATGGAAAGATGATGATGGTAACGCAACTGTTGTTTATTGGAATCCTATAACACTATCGGAAAAGAATAAATTATTTAAGAAATCAGATAATCTTAATGATGTCGGAATACTAGCTGATGTTGTTGTGATGAAAGCATTAGACAAAGATGGTAAGAAGATGTTCACGTTAGAAGATAAACTAGCGTTAATGCATAAAGTTGATTCTGATGTACTCTCTAGGCTAGCAACAGCTATGATACAAGCTATTACGCCTGACGAAGTAAAAAAAAACTAAAATCTGATCCTCAATTAAAAAATTTACTTATCGTTGCAGATAGGTTAAAAATATCCTTATCTTCTGTTTTACAAATGGAAGAATGGGAGTATAATACTTGGCTAGGTTATCTCTTATCGGAAAACGATGAACAAAAAGAGCAAATGAATAAAGCAAGACACAGATAATGGCACAAAAATTATTCTTAGATATAATAGCAAAAGATAAAACGAAAGCGGCATTCGGTGCAGTTCAAAGAGGATTATCAAATTTAAGAAGCGCAGTGTTTTCAGTTCAAGGTGCATTAATTGGTATCGGTGGTGGACTAGCTATAAGGTCATTACTTAATGTAGGTAGAGAAGTAGAAGAATTAGGAATAAGATTCAATTTTTTATTTGGTAATGTTGAAGAGGGTAAAAAAGCATTCGATGGTTTAATTGACTTTGCCGCTAGAGTTCCTTTCTCACTACAAGAGATTGCTGGCGCATCAGGAAACTTAGCTGTTGTTGCCAAAGACGCAGAAGAACTTAATAGAGTATTAAAGATTACAGGTAACGTAGCCGCAGTAACAGGATTAGATTTCAGAACTACTGCTGAACAAATACAAAGATCATTTTCATCAGGTATAGGAGCGGCAGACTTATTTAGAGAAAGAGGTGTTAGAGCATTACTTGGTTTTAAAGCTGGAGCAGTCGTAACCATAGAAGAAACTCAAAAAAGGTTTGAAGAATTGTTTGGCGAAAATGGAAGATTCTCAAAAGCCACAGAAGTATTAGCTACGACTTTCACAGGTACTCTTTCAATGTTAGGCGATAAACTTTTCAAATTTAAATTACAAACTAATCAAGCTGGATTTTTCGATTTTATTAAAAACGCTTTAGTCGTTATCAATCGTCTTGTTGAAGAAAACTCTGATAACCTTGCAAAATTCTCAACTGCTGTTGGTCAAGGTATGGTCAATTTTATCAAACAATTTGTTTTAGGTGTAGCTGGTCTTTTAGATATTTTAGCACCTGTATTTAGAGTTATTAATAATGGTTTAGCTGGATTAATAGAAGTTATTAGATCATTACCACCAGCGATAAGAGAAATGGGTATTAT